TTTCCATCCAAATTTTGCAAGGCCGCCGATACCTTTGGTAATTATTTTAAGAGGAGCGGTCAATAAAGAAAATAAACCCTTTGCTCCAAACAGCGTGGTAATGGTAGCTATTCCAGCTCCACCAGCAAGTGCACCACCTAGTGAAAAAGATCCGTCCTCATTGAATAGACCTATGTCTTTGCCAAATTGACCAAGCGCTTCTGTTGCATTACCAAACCATTCTTTTACTGATTTAATTGGTCCTGATAAAGCACCCTCTTCTCCAGTTTCTTCATTACCAAAAAGAAACTTCCAAAAACTGGAATTTTGCAAAGCAGCCCATTGTTCACCAAACCAATTACTAATACTTGTTATTGCATTTCTAAGAGGTTCAGGTACAAGTGCTATATATAATTTTTCAGCAGCTGGTTTAAATGTATTTTCCCACCAATCATTTATAAAGCCTGAAAACTGACCCAATAATCCTGTGAAGAAACCAATAATTTGATCCTTAAATAAAAGACCTAATGTTGCCAATCCCATAATTTTAGCAAACATGGGCAAAGAAGCTTCACCACCACCACTTCCGCTTTGCTTAGCACCTGCTTTTTGGTCTTTTGGTTTAATGTCTGGCTTGTCATCTTTTCCGGAACTTTTCATAAAGGCTGTTGCTCTCTCACGAAGAGTTTGTTTCTCGCCTTTTTCTTCAGCCTTTACTTCTGCATTACTTCGATCAATAATTGTTTGACGCAGTCTTTCATTTTGGGTTTTAATACCCAATAATGTACTGTTAATGCTTGATAAAGTACCAACTACTTGGTTGTGTCTTTGTTCCGGAACTGACGCCATTTACTATTTCCTTGACATATATGCTGTCATACCCATATAAGCACCTACAACACCAGCCATAGCTATGTAAAATAATGCTGATAGATCAGCAAGTAGCTTTAATCTTGATTCGGGAATAACTCCTGGAATAATAACTACAAGCGTAAATAAAAGCATTGCTGCCATTGAAACCCAAGCCATACGCCTTTGTGCTAAAGCCTTTCGTTCTTGCATCTCCAACTCCTCAATTTCTCTCATTGTAGCTAGTTCCTCATCGGAAACAATGCCATCTCCGTCTAAATCATACTTCTCATACTCACTATTTTTTTCTAACTTCTTCTGTGCCATTTACTTGACCTTAGTTTTGTTGTTCGTTTTTTACTTGTTCCAAGTATTCAATCAACATTTCAAAATAAAGATCACGTTCAAATGGATATAATTCCTCAATTTCCTTTATGCTGTATTTATGATGCTGGGCCATCCCAAAGATAATTTTATAGTAGCTGGCAATATTAATATGGGACAGCGCCACTAAAAAAAATCAGCAATTCCTTCTAATTTCTTCTTTTTAGTTTTATTTCTATTATTCACCTTTACTTTATACTCGATTTCCATCGTTACTTTAGGCATTGTATCGAAATATTTTTTAATATTTTTAAAGGAATCAGCACTAAAGGAATTGATAAACGTTTCTTGTTCCTCTTTTGAGAAGTCTTTAAGCTCCAGAACCTCATCACCATTTAAAACTTTATCAATACACATAGCTAGATAATCTGTTGATGTTTCAAAATCGTCGTCCGGATTAATTTTAAGCAGATCAGTATACTTTGGATATCTTAATGTAATAGATACACCTTCGCTGAGTTGAATAATATTGCTTTGATCGATGATTGGACATTGAACATCGTTAAGATCAACTTCAACCTCAACGTATTGTTCAGTCTCATCGTCGTATACATTGATAGTTGCTAAATCAGATACACTATTAGCTCTGAGTTTTAAGAAAATATATTCTGTATCAAAACTTGTAATGATTGTTGTGTCGTAATTGTTAACACAGTTAGAAATAATTTGTGATACAGCTTCAATAATATCTTGAGGTTCACCAGACTGCTGTGCTAGTAAAAGAATCTTTTCCTCTTTTACTAAGTAGGGTCTATATCTAATTTTTTCATTTGTTGACGGAATCGTTAGTTCAAAAGTGGGATGTGGTAGAACAGGTAATCCCATAATTAAGCCTCCATTGTTTAACCATTAAAATAATTTTTGTGCAGATGCAACATTCAATCCTTGTAGTATATTTCTAGCTGGTGAGCTATTCAGAAGTCTATTAACTACACCTAATCCGTTTTTGATTTCAGAAAGAATACCACCTGATGATAAGGAATTAACTGGTCTATCAATTTTATCAATAGTGTAAAATCTGTAAGTAAATGGAATGCCGACGACAGCGAAGGAGTCAGTAGCACCCCATTCCAATTGTACATCGCCAATATTTGTTGGAAATGCTTCATAGAATGTATATTTTAGAATTTGTGTTTGGGTTTTATCGAAAACTAACACAGACATATCAACAGTATAGGATTTTCTGTATCTTATATTAAATACTTGTGTACCATTTCTACTTACGGCTGATTGACCAGACGATGCGTCGGTATAAAATATATTATCCATCCACTCGTTAAAAAATACTATAGGTTCTCCATCATTGCTTACAAAGAAAGACAAAACCAGATCACCATATGACCCACCCTGTACTCTTTTATCAGAAACACCATAACCATGTCTCTTATGATCAATTACATCCATTGATCTGGTTGGTAAGTTCATTGAGTTACACAAAAAATTAACCGGTCTACTATCCCCAGCTAAAGCTAGAGGTGCTGTCATTTCTAACAATGACATATTTGGCTCAAGTAGTCCTCCACTCGAACTTAACGTGCTTACAAGATTACCTACATTAAATTTCTTTTGACCACCAGTTCTATTGGCACCAATGAGGCCTTCTACAGCATTAACAGCCGTGCCTGCAATACCAATTCCAGTTCTAATGTTGTTTACTATATTGTTAAAAGCCATTAACCTATCTTACCTATAGTGTCGCTAAACACCTCTCCCTTTGATCCTCCAGAGAATCTCTCTGTAGGCAAGAAAATAGCTAGATTCCATTCTTCAGGATATATTTGCACAAATCTAGATCTTACATTACTATTTAGATACCTTTTGAAGCATGGCTTATAATACTTCAGTCTTGATGCTGTTGCAATCGCTAGTCCAGTTGATGGGTTTGATGCTGTTAATTGTGGATTACCTTGATACATTCTATCAAACAATCTAGCTCTAAGTAATGGAGGTAAATAGTGTAGGTTTAATCCTGTAAATCCATCACCAGTACTACCAGCGTAAAGTATTAAAGGAAATCTATCGAAGTATGGTAGTTTTGCTTTTGTTTTTGCATCATATAGAAACATATTTAGAGTTCCAGGATTTGGTCTACTTGAAATCCTACTAGGTCTATCGGGATCTTGTCTAAGCAGACGTCCAGGCGTTACTGTCGTTTGTATGTTTTGATTTAACCATGTTCTTGCATCAGCAACATTATTTCTAATTTCAGCTGGTGCTCTTTTAAGAAGATCTGTAAATAAGTAACTAGCCATTATACTTTATTCCTAATTCTTTCTCTGTCATTATTTGAAACTTCCATCTTCTATCTTCACAGAACTGTTGAGCAGCTTTCCATTTAGCTTGGTTAATTCCGTATGTCTTAACTTCTTTTAAATATCGTCTACTTACTCTGCCAGATGGTGTGTTGTTCTTTTTTCTAATATCTGGTTCTTTTGTTTGTGCAGCTGGTTTGACCTCAATGACAACACAAGAGCCATCTTTCTTCTTCACCCAAAAATCTGGAAAGTATCTATGGTATTTACCATCAATAGGGCTCTTATACGGTATAAAAAACTCTTCGCTCGACCACTTAACAATGTCGGGGTGGGAGTCTAAATAAGACATGAGCTTTAGTTCCCACAAACTCCTATAAATAATATTTGTGGGATCACCTTTGTATTTTGCAGGTCGTTTAGGACTAAATTTGCCTTTATAACTCATAGGATTATTTATAGGAATGCCAATCAGAGATTTAAAATTTAATAAAAAAGCACCAGTGTCGCCTGGTGCAAAAATACTTGCAAACAGAGCTAAAAATACCTCTACTGGTAACGAAACATTTCCATCAGATTTACCAGAAGAATACAGAATGATTCTCATTTCTAAAGAGTTTACATATGGCAGAGTTGATGGTAAAACAGCCCAAATAAAAAATGTATACAATTTACCAATACCAGAAGGTGTTGTTGACAACACCCAACTACAATATCAAGATGCAACATTGGGTATTAAAGGTGCAGCTGGTGCTGCCGCAGGTGATTTTCTTAATAAGGTTAGCGGTGCAACGAGTGCAACACAAGCAGGAGCAATGACTGCAGATTTTATCAAATCATCGATGAACCAAGTGGCTAATGCTTCAAAAGCTGATATGACTCAAGGATTAATTTTAGGTGCTCAGGCACTTGGTCAAGAATCTGGTAAGTTAGGAGCGTCGATTGGGGGAATGATTGGTGCTTATGCAGGACAAATACCAAATCCAAACATAACAGCTTTTTTTAAAGGTGTAGGACTCAAAACATATACTTTCAACTGGAAATTATATCCAGCCAGTTTACAAGAATCACATACTATTCAAACCATGCTATACAAAATGAGATCAGATGCAATGCCTGCTCGTTTATTAAAAGGTTTGGGGTTATCATATCCATATGAGTTTCATTTGAAGATTTTGACAAAGGGGATGGAAAATGTCACGCTGTTTAAACCAGCGTTTTGTACTTCTGTAAACATTAACTATGCACCTGGAGGCAATGCTTTCGGTGAAGATGGTAATCCTATTGGATACGGTTTAAGTTTATCATTTAAAGAAATTGATACATGGGATAAAACAGATTATGATGGTGTTGAGGTATCGCCACTAGAGCCCCAACCACCAACACAAGAACAACAAGTAAGAGCTGATGTTGGAAGGGCAATGTTATAATGTTGTATTCTTCTTTACCCAAAACAACATTTAAAAATCAAACAATTATTGATATTACTAAAAGTGTCAAGATTGATGAGCTTGTTAAAAAAAGATCAATAAATTTTGTAGCATACAGTTGTCAAGATGGGGATAAACCTGAACATGTTGCTTATGATTATTATGAAGACGCATCTTTTGCTTGGTTAGTTCTTTTGTCAAATACAATAATAGATCCTTATTACCAATGGCCAATTAGTCAACGTGACTTTACTAAATGGATGATTAAAAAGTATGGTTCATTAGAACTTTCACAGTCAACAATATTGTTTTACGAACATAAAACAAAAAATATTACGATTTCGAAAGAAACGTATGATCATAGTGCAAGCCTCACATACATTGACGCTGGTGACTACAATCCTGTTTATGCTTATAATTATTACGATAGAATTAATGACAATAACAGGCATATTAGGTTAGTGGACTTTGCACATTTGGATACAATAGTAGCAGACTTAGAGAACATATTTGAATAATGCCTGAGCAATTGCAAAAAGCGGGTGTACTAGATCTAAAACAAGTACAACTTTGCGTTCTTAATAATACTGGAATTAAATCTCAAGTTGATGTTAAAGATCAAGTTGCTATGTTTTCTTTAGTACAAGACTTGTTTAGCAGCTCAATACAAGCAACATTTACAATGTCTGATTCAACTGGTAATATTACAAGATTTAATAAATCAGGTTATCAAGGTCAAGAATTTATATCATTAAGATGCAAAAAGCCAGGTTCTGATGAAAAATTAATTGACTTACAGTTTTGGATTTATGATGTAAGTGAAATTTCAGGTTCGTTTAAAAACGATTCATCAACTTATACTCTCAGTGGTATTACAAAAGAAAAGTTGATTGATGTATATTCTGATGTTAACCAATCCTTTAATAGTTCTTACTCTGATGCAGCTGTATCAATTTTTGACAATTATATTAAAAACGATAGTAGAAATAAAAAATTATTTAAAAGTTATAGTGGATTTGCTTTTAAACCAAGAACATTAGAAGTTCATGAGTCAAGAGTTGAAAATCAATTCATAATTCCAGGTAAGCAACCTTTTGATGCAATTGATTTTTGTGCTAGAAGATGTCTTGGTAGAAAAGGATCAAATTCAAAGGCATCAAGCATTTTTTTATTTTACGAAAATATAAACGGTTATTACTTTCATTGTCTTGATGATTTAATTAATGATGGTAAGCGAAATGTAACAAGTGATTTGACTTTTGAATACGAACCAATGAAGAAGGACAATGATGGTAAAAGGTTCGATAGAAAAATTAGAGATCTGAGTTCAGTAAAAACATCAGACAATCTAGTTAATGCTAATGGTGGTGTGTTTAAAAATTCAGTATTAATTGTAGATCCAGTAGGAAAAACATTTAGTAGAAAAGTCTTTGATTATAATATTAAATTTAATGATTTACAACATTTAAATGAAAAACAATTAATTGATAATGAGTATATTACTGAGTTTACCAGACCAACATATGAACATCTATTTTTAAAAGATACAACAAAGAAAAATCAACACTTTGATCAGATTTTAAATTTTGGAATTCCTTATATTGTACAGCTTCATAATTTACAAATTCAAATGAGTATAGAGGGAGACACCTCTATTGTACCTGGTCAAGTTATATTTCTTAAAGTGCCTGAAATGTCAGCTATTACAGACAAACCATTAGAAAGATCAAGCACAAAGTTTAGTGGTTACTGGTTGGTAACCAACGTAGTTCATGAATACACGAGAGACTCCTTTCTTACAACGCTGACAGTAATGAAAGATAGTATTTCAGAAGCATTGGGTGAGATAAAATAATGGGATTAAATTCATCAGAAACATTATCAAGTCTAATTCATTTTGTTGGTGTTGTAGAGGATAGAAATGATCCTTTAAACATTGGTAGAGTTAGAGTTAGATGTTACGGCATTCACACTGAAGATAAATCAAAAATACCTACTGATCAACTACCTTGGGCACAACCTATTATGCCATTTAATAGCGCTTCAATTAGCGGTGTAGGTGTAAGTCCAACAGGACCTGTTGAAGGATCATGGGTATTTGGTTTATTCCTAGATGGACAAGAAATGCAACAACCAATTGTGTTAGGAACAATGGTTGGTATTCCAAAAGAGAAGATACCAAGCACAGTTGGTTTTTCTGATCCACTTGGAATTTATCCAAAAGAAAAATATCTTAAACAATCTGATGTAAATAAACTAGCAAGAGGTGAAGCAGCTTGGGGTGAAGAAACATTAGCTATCAAAGCTAGAGATAGAGTTCTTGATGTTCCAACAGCTGTTCCTCCTACTGCAAAATCAGTTAGAGATCTAGATGGTCCTGTAAAACCAAGTACTACAAAAAATAATTTCGGAGAACCAGAAGATTTTTATTACAGAAATAGATGGAACGAACCTTTTCCGAGAACAGGTGGTAAGACAGGTTTAGCTGCACCAGACACTTGTTTTGTAGACGATGATGGTTTAGAGCAGCCATGGCAAAAAAAGAAAGTTGGTACAGCACCAAAGAGATCAGTATATCCTTACAATCACGCTTATACAACTGAGTCTGGTCATGTTATGGAATATGATGACACCCCAGGTGGTGAGAGAATTCATCAATTTCATAAAAAAGGTACATTCTATGAAATTCAACCAGATGGATCTAAAGTAACGAAAGTGGTTGGTGATAACTACGAGATCTATCTTAAAGGTAATCATGTTGTTGTTGAAGGCAATATGAATCTTACTGTTAAAGGTGATGTAAGACTATTTGTTGAAAAAAATATGTACCAAGAAGTCAAAGGTGATTACCATCTAAGAGTTGATGGTGATATGGTTACTAAAATTAGAGGTAATGAACAAAAGGTTATTCTTACTGATAAAGCTACACAAATTAATGGTAATGAAAGAAAAAGAATAACAAAGAACTATCAAAAAACCATTGAAGGAACGAACGAAGAAAAGATTGTTGGTACTTCAAACACGTCAATATCTTCCAATGTATTTGTTAATATTGATGGATGGAAAAGAGAAACGATTGGTGGTTCTCTTACTATGTTTACAGGTGGTAATACTAACCTGATTGTTGGCTCTACAGCTAATGCTGCTAAAGGAACTCCTGGTGTTACAGATATTAATAGAGTTGCATCTAATACAGGTAGATTGACTATTAAGACTACATCGAATGTTAACATTCAAACAGCGGCAAGTTTTAATCTTGATACTGATGCGGAAATGGATCTTAACATTGGTACTAATTATGACTTAACAACTGGAGGCACATACAAAAAGAAAATCGCTGGGGCTGCCCATGAAACTTTCTCAAGCACATATGTTGTTAAATATGTTGGACAAAATGAATTTGATCATGCTGGCGTTTGGAAAGAAATGACAGGTGCTGATAAGTACAACAGGCATAAGGCTGGAGTTGACTATAGTTGTCCTTCTGATCCATCAAGAACAAGTGATAATAATTGTGATGATCTTGCAACACCTGCAGCGCCAAGCCATTAGGAGTAATAAATGGTTGCTTTTCCAGATCCAACAGCATTAATTAATAGTTTAAAAGATACAGGCCAAGATATTGAGTTATTGAAGATCAAAGATACTTTAGCAGCTAAAGCAAGTGAAGTTGCAAATTTGGATGTGTCTAGTTTAACTCCTGCGCAGTTAGAAGTTACTATGTCTGGAGCTCAAGAGGCTGTACAAGGTTCTATGAATAGTTTGTTTGCAAAAGCAAATCAACTTAAACCTGATTTAATATCAATGCAAGAAGAGATTGCAAACTCTTTGGGGGGAGTTGCAACGCAACTTGGTGACCAATTAAACGATGCAATAGCGAGTACAGGTAATTCTCTAAGTGGATTGACAGATAAGTTCCAGGCAAGTTTTGAGTTACCAAATTTAAATGGCTTGGATGCGGGTATACAATCCTTAGCAAATGATTTAACATCAGCTGCTAAGGATGTAGGAAATTTATTAGCTGATCCTATTTCAGGTGCTTTGAGTCAGGCTAAAAAGTTAAACTTTCCTGTTGAGCTTTCTGCTGATATTGGTTTACCAACGGGTGCAGATTTTGGTAAACTAATTCCAAACATTCAATTTAAAAAGGAAGCCATATTTGATGATGATGGTATTCAAATCGGTGAAAAAATCGTAGCATTAAAACTAGGAACACCAGCGACTGCACCGGTGGCTGATGATACTGACGATGCAGAGCCAGATGAAATTGAAATACAAGATATGGCCCCAGTTGTAAGTAATCCTATATTTGGAGACAATGGTTTATTGATGTCTGCTGGAAGATCTGTAATAAATACCTTTAAGGAAGCTATACCAACAGCAGTTACTTTTGACAAAAGTACTGGTGAAAATATTGTTTGGGAAAAGGTTGAAGGTCCGAACGGTGAAGAAATTACAGCTAGTGGTTATGCAAGTTTTGCAGAGTTTGAAGCAGCCTATAAGCAAGGGAGAAAAGCGGCTGCCGGAAAAGTAAAAGAGGCGGTGGGTGGTTTAAATCAATTAGTAGGGCAGTTTAGTAAAATAGCACAAGATTCTGCAAAAAAATTAGGAAGTATCAAAGAAGGAGAATTTAAAATACCAACACCTCCTCCTGGGTTTAATCCTAGTGTAGCCAGGAAAATAGGTATTGATACTATAACAGGAGCACCTGTTAACATTGAACAAACACCTTCAATTGAAGAGGTTGAACTTGATGATGATGGTAATCCATTGTCTGAAGTTTTTGATGATCAAGGAAATACAGTTAAACCTGGATCTGATGCTCAAGAATTTATTACCAAAGCGAAGCAAAAAGTATTAGGAGACTTTTCTGAATTTACTAAAAAACTTAATGAATTATCAAAAGGAAAGGCTCCAAGTTTACCAGGTACGGTACAACCACCAAAGAGTTTTAACGAGTAATATATGAGTAAAGTAACTGCAGTAACAGAAATAACAAGAACAATAGAAAAATATTCTGATATCTTCACAGATTTCAGCAGGCATCCTGTTACTGGTCAACTTAATAAAAAAACAAATGCAGAGGCTGTTAAGCAATCGGTAAGAAATTTATTACTAACCGATAAGTATGAAAGACCTTTTCGTCCTGAAATTGGCACAAACCTTAGGGCTATGTTATTTGAAAATATGACACCAGGTATTGCTATAGTCGTTGATGAATTTATTTACGATACAATAAATAATTATGAGCCAAGAGCAGAATTAATAGCAACAAATTTAAGTTTTATGAATGACAATAATGCTGTTAATATTGAGATTAAATTTGCAATAATAAATAGTGACGATACTGTAACACTAAATTTAGTTCTTACGAGGAATAGATAAATGGCAGCGAACACTGAGTTCTCGGTAGCCAACTTAGAATTTGATTCTATCAAAAGTAACTTGATCTCCTTTATGCAGGGTCAAGCAGTTTTTGCTGATTATGATTTCACAGGCTCCAATCTAAACGTGTTGATGGATCTCTTATCATACAATACGTATTACAACAATGTGTATCTTAATCACGTAGCATCAGAGATGTTCCTTGATAGTGCTCAATTAAGAGATAGTGTTTATTCAATTGCAAAATCTCTAAACTACTTACCAAGATCATATAGAAGTTCTGTTGCTTACATTAACATTGATGTTAATCCTGTAACAAATCCACATCAAATTACTATTCCTAGGCTTACTTCATTTACAACAACAGTAGGTGACAATACATATTAATTCTCTACAAATGCTGATATAGTTGTTTATGCTAATAATGGGTATGTTGCTAGTAATGTTGCAATTTACGAAGGTGAAATTGTACAGGAAGCATTTTTAGTATCAAACACCAATTCAACATCAAACACACAACAGTTTTATATTAACAACTTTGATGTTGATATTGCAAGTTTGACAGTCAAAGTAAGAACTTCAAATACAGATAGTACAAATAGTGAATATACAAGAGCAAACAGTTTATTTGGATTGACTGGTACATCTAACATATATTTCATTGAACCTTCAACAAATGGTAGTTATAAAGTTGTGTTTGGTAATGGTACATTTGGAAGAAGACTAGCAAACAATAATCTCGTTGAATTAAATTACAGAGTATCAAGTGGATCTGATCCAAATGGTGCTAATAGTTTTTCTGCAGATACAGTTGCAGGTCACCCAGTAGCAATTTCACTTGTAACAAAAGCATTGAACGGTGACGTTTTCCAAAACCTCGATGATATTAAATTTTCTGCACCAAGAGCGTTGGCAACCCAAGAAAGAGCTGTCACAACAAATGATTACGAAACTCTAATTTTAAATGAGTTTGGTGATATTACATCAGCGTTTGTGTTTGGTGGTGATGAAGAAGTCACTCCTCAGTTTGGTGTTGTTAAGGCAGCATTAAGAAGTCAATCTTACGATGTTATACCAACAACATTAAAACAACAAATTATTAATTTTATTAAACCAAAAATGCCTATTGGTATGAGATTTGATGTGAAAGATCCAAAGTTTATAAACATTGAGGTTAAGAGTACAGTTAGATACAATAAAAATGCAACACAAAAAACACCTTCGGCAATTCAATCGTTAGTTGAAAACACCGTTGTTAATTTTAACAGCACTAATTTAGATCAGTTCTTCAAAACATTCAGATTAAGTAAACTGATGAAAGATATTGATGCAACAGATCCATCAATACTTAGCAACTCAACAGCAATAAGAGTTGTAAAAGAAATATCACCAAGTATTAATAAAGCATTTACTCAAAGAATTGAATTTAATAATAAGCTAAAAAAAGACAATCCTATTGATGAATTAACTCAAGATGACTTTGTTGGGCTTTCGACGCCAGCTGTTGTATCAGGCACATTTACATTTAATGGAATTACAGGTTGTTCTTTGAGAGACAACTCGAATGGTGTACTTCAAGTAGTTACAGTTACAAATAATTCAATTGACGTAATCAATGAAAATGTAGGTACTGTTGATTATGAAAAAGGAGTTGTTAGCATTCAAGAACTAACGATTACCTCATACACGGGTGGTTTTACATCTGGTATTATTAAATTGTATGGTAGAACAATCAGTACAGATGTATTTGGTAAGCGTGAGGATATTATTAGAATAAGACCTGATGAAACGACAATAACGGTTGAAGAGATTAGAGAATAATGCCTGAGCTCAATAATATTGAGAATTCTATTTCTATCTTTCTCGAGCAGCAGTTTCCTGGTGTCTATAGAGATGATGCTCCATTATTAACATTGTTTTTAAAAGCATATTATGAACATTTAGAACAAAATAACAACACACTTCAAATATCAAGAAACATGCTTGAATATATTGATGTTGATCAAAGTGTTGGTGATTTTCTTAAACATTTTAAAGAAACTTATCTTTTCTCATTACCTGATGTGTCAAATTTAGACGTTGGTTTTGTTACAAAACACATTCTTGATCTCTATAGATCGAAAGGCAATGAAACGTGTGTGAAATTATTATTTAAATTAGTTTATGGTAAAGATGCAGATCTTTATGTACCCAATGTACATATTTTAAGACCTTCTGATGCTGAGTTTGTTAAGCCAAGATACGTTGAGTGTTATATACCAGATGAAGATGTTTTAAAAACATTTCTCGGAAGAACAATTACTGGTGAAACCTCAAAAGCATCAGCTTATGTAACATCTATTGTAGGCACTTCTGTACAAGGAACATTATTAACAATTATGTTCTTGGATAATCTAGTAGGTGAGTTTCAAGGTAATGAACTAATTTCTAATGGACAATCAGGCTCACAAAAAATTAGACTAAATGGTTCATTAAATAATTTAACAATTACAGCTGGTGGTAACAATTATGCTGTTGGTGATACTTTAGATGTAAAATCAACAGCTAATACTTCAACGCATGGTCATGTTAGAGTTTTATCTGTAAAAGATGGAACTGGCATACCAAATTTTATTACTACAAGTGTCGGTTCTGGTTATTCAACCAATACATCAATAAGTAATGTATTGGTTAGTACAGTTACGCTTGAAGTAAATAATGTATCTAACACATTTGTATCCGCTCAGTTTGACGATTTAGTTACAAGTCATCCACTGACTACAAGACCAGCCAATACATTTGATTTATTTGAAACAATTGAATCGCCAAGAATAACAATTGAATACACAGCTGCGTCTGATGACTTTTATAATGCAGCAAACACCAGTACTTGGGTCGTTGGTTTAAATGCGAATGGTGTTGTAGTTGCAAACGGTAATATTGGTTTAATTTCAGGGAACACATCTGAAGGGTCTTTGTTTGTTTACGAGACAACTGGTTCATTTAGCAGTAGTGTTGTAAATTTACAAATCATAGCTAATACATATGCAAATGCAACACCTGTATCTATAACAAACACATATGCATATGGAACATATATTGGCGACAATGGAAAAAATATTGGATTAGTTGCAAACAATATTGCATTTCCATTTGCTGATGCTCAAATGTATGTTAGAGGACTGACGTCAAATACATATGCAGACATTATAACAAATGTGTCTGGTACTGGTTCAAATATTGAAATTACAACTATTCTAAACGGTGTCACTGCTAATGTATATACAGATTATATAAATGCAAATAACGCCGGTAATGTTGCGTTTTTAGATATGGTTATAGATGGTAGCACAAGTAACGTATCTGACAATGGATATGGTTTTGTAAAAGACACATCAGCAAATGTTGATTCTGTGATCGAAAAGGCTCTTACTTTTCAAAATGAGCTGTTGGGAGAAATTTCAATACTCACTATTAATGACACCGGTAACACATATTCTGGCAATCCAGTTGTATTGCCTCAAAACAGATACATCGATGGTTATAATGTAAGAGATGTGGAAGTTGATTATATCAACCTAGCTGGTCCTGCACCTATTCAAGGTGATATTCTAAGACAAAGTAGATCGTCCGACGTAAAGGTTATAACATTCTCAAGTGCTGTTAATCCATTAGCTATTGGTGAAGGAATTGTACAAGAGAAAAGCTCAACAGTAAATAATTATGCTGTTGTACTTGATTCAAATACAACATATTTAAAATTAGGCAACCTTGTTGAGAAAACTGATGGTGACAACTTTTATGTTACAGGTAGCTCAGTTACATTTAGTAGCAATACAATAACAGGATTTATAAGTGGAAACACGGTTGATTGTTCATTAATAGATACCCAAACAAACAGCACACAAACACATTTGGCTGTTGGAAAAGTACTTACAATAAACACATCTTCACAATCTTTGACAGCAAGAATGCATTCTGTTGATGAATTGTTTAGAATATCTACAACCGATAGATTACAAACAAACAATAATTATAAGTCGTTAGAACCAACAAGAGTCAACTATCCAGCTAATTCTTGGAACGAAACTATAAGAACAGGATTAAACGCAACAATAAGCTCAAATGTCACTATTGGTACTGGAATAATTGATACGATTGAAGTTGTTGATTCAGGTTATAGATTTAAAACAGGTGAGAATGTATCATTTACTGTAAATGGAATAGCTCAATTAGTAACAGGTACAGCTGTTGCAAATGGAACAGGTATCAGTAGAGGTTATTGGAGAAGAAAATACGGTGCGTTAAATGAGAATTATTTTATTCATGATAATGATTTTTACCAGACATTCTCATATCAAATCCTATCTGAATTTGAGCTAAATAAGTATGAAAAAGTAGTTAAGGACGTCATCCACACTGCTGGTTATAAGTTGTTTGGCAAAGTAGTAGTTGATTCATTTGCAAATAACGAATCGTCAGCAATAGAATCTAGTGTTGTACAGGCATAGTAAATGAGTAGTAAGACTTACAAAGAATATAACGTACATGTTGCTAGTCAGTTTGTTGAGTCATTAGATGAAGCAGCAAACTCTAGATATTATGTATTTACGTCAAAGCATAGAGATTATATAGAAGTTACGACACCAGATCCTAACGCTTCTATTGCAAATTCTCTACATCAAACATATGATGAAATGATATCTGGTAAACTTGTTACAAGTTCTGACGTATCACAGGCTATTGAAAAACGTCTTTGGACAAATAATACTGTATATGCAATGTATGATCCTACATCAACTGGATTAGACTCAAATAATTATTTTGTATATACATCAGAAGGTACAGATTATCACGTATGGAAATGTATTGATAACAATGGTGGTGTTGCATCTAATTCAACTCCTTTGTTCTCTGATGTCTCTGCAGCATTAGATACACTGTACATTAAATCTGCTGCTGACGGGTACCAGTGGAGATTTATGTATACAATACCTCAGGCAACGTGGGATAAGTTTGCTTCAAACACATACATTCCGATTGTAAGTCATGCAAATGCTGTATCTAATGCAATTAACGGTTCAATTGATGCTTATGTTGTTTCAAACAGTGGAAACAATTATAATGAATACGTATCCGGATCTGTCGTATCTTCAACAAACACAACTGTGTTTAAAATTGTCAGCACAGCTTCTGGAAATAATGATTTTTATAACAATTGTATGATATATTTTACAGGCGGTGTAGGTAATGGTGAGTTTAAGCAGATTACTGATTACGATGGTTCTACTAAAACTGTTACTGTTAACAATGCATTATCTTCAGCTCCAGATGGAACATCAACATTTGAAATCACTCCTCTTGTAAGAATCAGAGGTGATGGTTCAAATGCTGAAGCTCGTGCAATAATCAACACAAGCACTAATACTATATCAAACGTAGAGATATTACAGCGAGGTTCGGGTTACACGTTTGCTGATGTTACCATTGAAGCAAATAACATGGAGTCAGCTAACCTAGCTTCTGCCCGTGCAATTATAGGTCCATATGGTGGTCATGCGTCAAATCCAAAAGAAGAATTAAATGCAAGATATATTATAATTAGTACAGACTTTGCTAATAATGAAGCTAGTCAGATTCAGACAGATAATGATTTTAGAACTGTAGGATTATTAAAAGATCCACATTATGCAAATGTAATGATCACATTTGAAAATCAAACCGCTAACTTTACAACGGGTGAAACTGTTACTTTAAATACTGCAAATGCAAAAGGTGCAATATCTTTTTCAAACACTACTGTCATGAGATTAACAAATGCATATGGTAGTTTTGCTAACTCAGGTAATGTTACTGGATCTACATCTAGTGCAACAGCAACAGTCGTTGGTGTTAGAGTTAATGCTGAAGATAGTTCTAGATCAAATACTGATTATTTTCAACAAACTGGAAAATATAGTCATAATTTATTAAGTGGTAATCCATTTAGTGAAGATGAGAAGGTAACCGACACTATAAATAATGCTAATGCATTTGTTTATGCAAGTAACAGTACTGTAACTTCTCTTACAACAATAAGAGGAGCATTTGATATAACCAATACAGATATTGTTACTGGTAGTACGTCAAATGAAACGGTTCGGTTTAAAAGTAAAATTAGTCCAGATTTGGTTAGAAACTCAGGTAGTGTTTTATTGCTTAAAAATATCGAAAGTGTGTCAAGATCAAACACAACAACAGAAACAATTAAACTGGTCTTTAAGTTTTAGAGGAAACAATGGTAGGAAATCCACTCGACACTGATTTAAATGCAAGTCCATACTTTGACGACTACGATTTCGAAAAGGGTTACAATAGAATCCTTTTCAAACCATCTGTTCCTGTACAAGCAAGAGAACTAACTCAGCTACAATCTATTTTACAAAAACAAATTGAAATTTTTGGACAAAATATTCTTAAAGACGGCACAATTATTTCTGGTGTTAACTTTACAAAGAAAATTTTTCAATATGTTAAAGTAGAAGATAGAAATCAAGCAGGTGATGTATTCTCAATTGGTGATTATGCTAATGGTTATTTGGTGTATGAAGCTACCTCTGGTAATGCTAATAATAATTTAATTATGCAGATTGAATTAACAAGATCAGGATTTCAAACTCAAAATCCAAATTTAAATACTTTTTATGGTAGATATACATCTGTTGGTAAAACAGCTGGCGGTACCGAAGTAGAAAAATTTGCTACTGGAAATGTTTTAAAGTTCTATTCGGCCAATGGTATAATTAATAGCATTTCAATCGCAAACAGTGGTACAGGTTATACCAATGGTGACACTTTAGTATTTACTTCATTAAGAGGTTCGAACGCTGCAGCAAATGTAACAACAGATGCTAGTGGTAACATCACATCTGTAACTGTTACAAACTCAGGTAAAAATTATGATCTAAGAGAAACGATTACCATTACAGTAAATACAAACACTGGATCAGGTGCAAATCTTTCCGCATTACTGTTGTCAAACACTTCGTTCGTAGCTGCAAATTCTTCACTACAAAAAGCAGATCCTGGAAAAATTAATTATCTATTAGGAACAGGACCAACAGAAGCAGCTCGAGCTGAACATTTGAGGCATAATGTAATTGGAAGCACAGTAGGGTTTGTGTGTGATGATGGTGTTATTTTTCAAAAAGGTCATTTCGTTGATGTTGATCCACAAAAGATCCTTGTTGATAGATATACAACTCTTGCAAATAATTATTATGTTGGTTTTACAACAAAAGAAGAGATTATTAGTTCAGACATCGATAGTACATTACTTGATAATGCCCAAGGATTTAATAATGTAAATGCTTCTGGTGCTGATAGACTTAAATTATCAGCTGTTGCTAATTCTTTTGTATCTTCAAATGCACCAAATAATTTCCTAAGGATTGTTGAAGTAAATTCAAGAGGTGATATTAATAGAATTCAAGAAGAGACGGTTTATTCTCAACTTGGTAAGGAAATGGCAAGAAGAACACACGAAGAAAGTGGTAACTATGTTGTAAAACCTTTTACATTTTCTTCAGAAGATTTAACATCAAATGCAACACACGATACTGTTTTAGTTGGAACAGGTAAAGCGTATGTTCAAGGATTCAGAACTGAAACAGTTGGTACAGCAAGAGTAACAGTTAGAAAAGGTACTGATACTGCTAATGTAGAAAATGCTGTTGTATCACAAAATTTTGGTAACTACGTAATTGTTGATGAATATCTTGGTAACTTTGGAATTGAAACTAATTCTGAAGTTAAATTACTCGACACTGCATCTAATAGAATTTCAACTTGTCCTACAGCTAGCGATGAAACAATTCCTTCTATTTCCGGATCAAATGTATCAGGATCAGGGCCATCTTATACTGGTGTAGTTGTGGGTACTGCTAAAGTTAGATCAATTAGATACAACAGTGGCGTACAAGGAACAAGCACGTGCCAATATAGAGTTTATTTGTTTGACATTCAAATGAATGCTGGTAAAGACTTCAGAGATATTAAGTCAATTGCTGAATTTGCAGGTGGTGGTTCTGGTGAGGCAATTGCCGACACTGTATTAGTAAATGGTAAAACAGTTCTTAATGAAACAGATCGTAAAGTTTTAGTACAATCTTTCTCAAACAAAGGTATTAAAACACTAAATCATAAACCAACTGACAACGCTTCGTTTATCTTCAGAACAACTACTACAAGTCAGACTGTTCAAACAAACGGTACATTAACATTTGCTTTATCAGGTGGAGACCAGTTCTTTCCTTATTCAACTAGCTCATCATTGTCTGATGATGAGGAAAATGAATTTATAATTGTCGCCGGAGGTGATACTGCTCAAACTGTTCCACTAACTGGTACAGTACAAACAAACAGTGATAACACAACAATAGTTGGAACAGGTACAGCGTTTATTAATGAATACAGAGTAGGGGACACAATTGTTGTTGATACTATATCCGGAAGCCAGGTAATTACCGGTATCACAAACAATACAGTTCTTCAAGTAAGAGCGAAACCAGTTGCAAATGGGACATCGAAGGCTCATAGAAGATTATTCACCCAAAATAAAGTTGTACCACTAGCTGATTCAACCACGAGTAATATTACAATTGGTGGCACAGGTGATAGTGTAATCATTAATTGCACAAGAGGTAAAGAATTAGAAGACACACTAACAGTTAATGTTGTCCATAATATTAGAAAAGACAATGCAGCCCAAATTGACAAAGTACTTAATGCAAACTCATATGTAAAAATTAATTGTAGTACTAACGCTGCTGGTTCAAGTGGACCATGGTCGCTTGGAATTCCAGATGTATATGATATTCAAAAAGTTTATGTTCATACTACCTTTACAGGTATTGAAAGTGCAACATACGATAAGACATCTGATTTTTATCTCGATCGTAGACAAGAAGATGGATTCTATAATTTAAGTTATCTAAGACAAACAACAAATTCAACATTGAGTCTTTCTGCAGCTAGTAGAATACTTGTTGTCTTGAGAGCATTTACAAAGTCTGGATCAAATTATGGTTATTTCTCTGTCGACAGTTATCCTGTAGACGATACGACAAATCCACTTCCTGCTGATAAGATTAGAACAGAATCAATTCCAGTATTTTCTTCACCAACAAATGGACAAGTTTTCGATCTTAGAGATGCAATTGATTTTAGACCTTATGTTGCAAATACCGCAAATGTAACAGAAGCAACAACAGCAGCTGCAGCAACAACGAACCCAGCAGCAACAAAAACGTTTGCTGGTGAACAATATAACGCTGCTGCAGGAAAAAATCTTGTCGTCGACTATCAGCATTATTTACCAAGAATAGATATGCTAACACTAAGTGATAATGGTAAATTTGAAATAACAGAAGGTACGCCACAATCTAAGCCAGTACCTCCAAGACCAAAAGATAATGTAATGCCTTTATGTGGTATTGAGGTTCCAGTATTTCCTTCCCTTTCTGCTAAGCTAGCAAGGCAAGCGGGTAGAATCGACTATGGTTATACAATAGCAGATAAGCAGATCAAGCGTTCAACAATGCAAGATCTAAAACAGCTTAGACAAGATGTTACTAAACTTCAATATTATACATCATTAAATAGTCTTGAAAAAGATACACAAGCTCTCACGATTCCATCATCGGCAAATACATCATTAGACAGATTTAAAAACGGTATTTTGGTTGACAATTTTAGTTCCAAATCACCAGCTTCTGTAAATGATAGAGAATTTAAGGCTGGATACGATAGTGCAAGAAAGGTATTGACGTCAAGAATTAAGCAGAATAGAATTGACATTGCACCACAGACGTTTACTAATACTGTACAGAATAGAGATTTAATTACCCTACCCTATAATTCAACAACACTATTAGAGCAAAGATCTGCAACAAAAACAAGAAACACAGCTGAAGCATCTTGGAATTTTTTTGGTAAAGCATCTTTGTTTCCAAACTACGACAACTTCTACGATGTAAGACATACTGCTGAAAGTGATATTAAACTTGAGATTGATATGTCTTCAGGTGTTAAAAGTCTTGCAAATCAATTAAATCAATTAGAAGCAATTCAAGCACCATCAACAGAAGTCGTTTCATCCGAAAGTGTAACTAACTTTTTAGGAACAACAAACTCAAGTAGAGTTTCTGGTGCAACTACAAGAAGTACAGGTGGCGGCACACAAATAATTGAAATTGTTGAAAACGAGACTGTTGAACATTACGAGACTATTTTAACTGAAGAAGTTCAAGAAAAACATAATCAGTTTATTGGTACAGAAACAACAAGTGTAACAAACGTTGGAACCTTTGTAAAAGATACAAGGTTTAATCCATATATTAGAGAACAAGTTATTTTCTGCTACGCTGTTGGACTAAAACCAAATACTAGACATTATATTTATTTTGATTCAAAGGACGTTAGTGCTGTCGTAACTCCCTGTACTGTAAATTCTAGTGATGAAGTTATTCAATCAAACTTCAGAACCACAGGTGCAAGAGGAGATGCAATTAATTCAAATTCTAAAGGTGAAGTATTTTTCTCTTTATACATAGCATCTGAGACATATGCTGTCGGATCGAGAGAAGTATACATTGCTAATAAAAATACTTATCAAAATGCTGTTGACGATGCTGATTCGTTTACAACAGTAACCTTCAATGCATATAATCATTCTGTTGATCAAGGTAGTCTTGAAGTTTCAACAAAACAAGTACAGTTTCAAACAAAAAGACCAGTAGTCGGTTCCAAGACAATTGTAACTAATACACCATCACAAAAATCAACAGTTGTTTCCTCAGAAAGTATTGTTGGGTTTATTCCAAATCCTCCAGCACCACCATCTTTCTCTCCAAGTGGTGGTGATGGTGATGGTGATGGTGATGGCGATGGTGGTGATGGTGATGGTGATGATCCAATTGCTCAGACCTTTATCGTAAAAGATACACAAGACGCTACTGGTGTATTCATTTCAAAAATTGATCTATACTTCCAAACAAAAGATCCTAACTTGGGTGTAACAGTTGAACTAAGATCTGTACTTAATGGATATCCAACGTTGAATCAGATTCCTGGCTCTCAAGTGCACTTAAATAGTTCACAGGTCAATACTTCTAATGATGGATCTATTGCAACAACAGTTACGTTTAATGATTTGGTGTTTCTCAAGAACTTTACAGAATACTGTATTGTTGTAACACCAGATAATGCAAATCCAAACTATGAGTTGTTTGTAAGAAAAGCTGGTGAAGCTGATTTCATTACAAAAAATGTTGAGAATAAAGACTCATTTGTTGGATCATTGTTTGTTTCATCTAACAACTCCGCATGGAAAGCAACTGTTGATGAAGACTTTAAAATGACAATTTACAGAGCCAATTTTACAAAAGGTTCTGGTGAAGTACTGTATACAAACAGGGATTATGAATTTTTTGATCTTAGTAGTATACAGGGAGGGTTCGAACAAGGCGAAAGAGTATTCGAATGGGATCCGTCAGCAAATATAACTGGTACCGTGCAGTTTACAACAACATCAGAAACAGTAACTGGATCTGGTACCGCGTTTACAACCGATTTGAATGTAGGTGATTGGGTAGCATTGTCCAATGGAACGTCCCATGATGCAAAAAAGGTTACATCAATTACAAGCAATACTTCTCTTACTATTCAAGGATTTCCAACTTTTGCAGTACAAGGTGCAAACACAGCTAACGTAATGTTATCTGCTCAAGGCACGGTTGACTTTTATGAAAACACATCAAGAAATAAAGAAATGTTCTTGATTGATTCAACAGCAAACAGCACAATGTACTTTGCCAATAGCGACATTATTATTGGAAGTCAGTCGCAAGCAAATGCAGTTGTTACAACAGTAAAGAACTTAAAAACTTCTGGATTTGAAAATTTAATTTACTATATTTCACCAGAACTTACTGAATTTACTCAATTTGCTCAAGCAAATACAGCAACCGGTTCTTCTGCAAACAACTCATATCCAGTTGACAATAGAGCAAGATTCGATGAGGAACAATACATTAAAAGTAGGTCAAATGAGATTGTTGATCAATCTGGTGCTAAGTCTTGGAAACATACTTATAAGTTTAAGACACAATTAGATCGTTTGTCACCAATCTTAGATGATAGTACAACAAGTATTGTCAGATTGGAACATGTTATTAACAACGATGCAACAAATGAATACTTACCAGGACAAGGTAATGCATTGGCAAAATATGTATCAAAGGTTGTTACTTTAGATGCTGGTTTAGATGCAGAAGATATTAAAGTATTTGTCACATCAACAAGACCACAAGGAACAGACGTACAAGTATGGGCAAGAGTGCTTAACGAGTATGATCCAGATCCTTTTGGCGATAAGCATTGGACTAAACTAGCAAGAGTTGGTGATGATTCATTCACATCTCCAACAGGTATTAATGACTTTATCGAAATGGAATTTGGTTTTCCAACATCATTAGATGTTACAAAACTAAGTGGTACTGGTCTAGCTGATTTAGCAAACACCCAAATTTCGACAAATGGTACTGATCTATCAACAGCTGTATCTACAAACGATTTACTCAAAATTGTTAATACGAGTAGAACAACCGATTATCAACTTGAATTAGTATCAGCTGCAAACTCAACTGTAATTACACTAGCTAACGCATTGACTTTTGACAACACGGAAGCTGACTTGTTCTTGGTTAATACAACAGCGAAACAACAAGCGTTCTTAGATCCAGGAAATGAAGGAATTGTAACTTACTTTAATGGTGATAATATTAGATTTAATCAATATAGATCCTTCCAAATTAAGATTGTGATGTTGTCACCTGATATTACTAGAGTTCCAAGAATTAAAAACTATCGTGCAATTGCAGTAACAATTTAGGGTTATTATGGCTGTAGGAAAATTAATTCAAACTGAAGTATCTTCTCTTGGAAGAGAGCCTAACAGCATGGCTCTTATAAATACAGATAGACGTTCGTTAGAAATATACAAGAAACAACGAGCAGAATCTAAGAATGCACAAAACCTACATGATGATGTTGAACAATTGAAAAATGATATGAAAGAAATTAAGGATCTCTTGGTCCAAATAGCAAGAGGATAAGATGGCAAAAACATCATACTTGGGTGCTAATGTATCAATTAGTACAGATACATTTAGAGAGTGGATTGAGAGAACAAACCAGTTGGTTTACGATGCTGGTACAATTCAAGTAACTGTTGGTGCTGTCGCATCACCAAATGGTACCAACCACACCATTACTACAGGTAATGGATTTGTAAATGGAATATTCTCAGCCAATACCTTAGTTGCTGTAGACACAATTAGAGGTGGTTCTGTTAGTACATCAGCTGCTATTAACGTAGCATCAAACGTGCATGTAAATGCAAATGTTACACATGATCTTGGTACACCAACAATGGCTTTTGGAAATGGATATTTTAATAACGTAAGAGCATTCGGTGATGTTGAAGCAAGTTACTCATCAGATATCAATTTAAAAACCGATTTAAAACAAATGCAAAATGCATTAGAGGTTGTTCAAAATTTAAATGGATATATGTTTACTTGGAATACAGATGATCATAAAAATGGTACTACAGACCTAGGTGTAGTTGCTCAAGAAGTTGAAAAAGAACTTCCATTCCTTGTTAGTGAAAATGGAAATGGTGCATTATCAGTTAAATATCAATCACTTATTCCATTACTTATCGAAGCTGTAAAGGAATTGAGCACAAGAGTAAAGGATCTGGAGGATCAACATGCCACTTAAAGTTGCTGGTGTTGAAATTGTTAACTCAACTGCAAACGTACAAGTTTCAACCTTACCTGACACTGGAATAGTTACACAGGAATTTGGTAATACTACGTTTTCTATTACTGCTAACGTAACTAATCGAGGTTTAGTCAACTCCATCTCAACTGCAGAGATAAATAAAACGTCAAGGAATTTTGGAGCTGACTCAAACAATGATTCTTCTTACGTCGTATATGTCAGTACAAGTGCACCATCCGGTGGTGCAAACGGAGACATTTGGTACCAGACATTTAACTAAAGGATCTGGTAAATGACGACCTCGTACCTCTCACGATTCTATGCAAAAGAATATGCAGGTGAACCTATCACATCTGTTGTGAGCTATACTGGTACCCGAACAGTAACACCTACTATGTTATATCAAAATGCATACGTTGGTAGTTATGGAGGGTTTGAGGGTGAATATGCTAATACTAGAGCTTCACGTTTATCTTATCAATCTGTTGTAACGAGAAATTATGCAAAGACATATACAGATTATGTAGATTATAATTCAATTGATCTTAGAACATATTCAAAAATATACACCGGTATCGGTGTAAGACCTAGCTCTGAGTTTTGGCAGAAAGCATATTCAACACAAGATGGTAATACTTATAAAACAGGTGCATATATCGATAGTTCAATATATGCGTTAGCAAACGTATCAAAAGATTACCACGGTGACTATGCTTCAGAACAAAACTACACTGCTCTACGAAGCTATACTGGAACAATTCAGTATCAAGGGTTACAAGTACCTCATGAATTTATTGGTCGGATTTCATATTTTAGAACTTATGGTACTAGAATTGATAGTACAAACTACACTAAAACATATGAAGGTGATATAACATACAGTACATTATGGACAAAAACTTACACGTCTGAGCAGGTTTATCGATCTAGTACTCAACAGGGTTACGATAAAACATATGCTGGACTTCTTGATTACGAAGGCACATATACAAAAGAATATACAAGTTATTTGTTACTTCATTACTTAGCATATAACACTGATTATAGTAAAGATTATGTTAAAGACTATGCAAAGAATTATTCGGTCTCATATGGTGCTGGAAATTATACAATCGATTATGAAAAGATTTGGCAAAAAACATATACAAAAACATATTCAAAAGTTTGGACCGGTGATGGTGGTGTAACAGACTTTTTAAAGAATTATTCTGGTCTTAACTCATATCAAAATCAATATTCTTTAATTTATTACACCGGTGCTAAAGATTGGGTAAAAAATTATGAGGGCGACCTCACATTCTCAACTGTTGGTAATTTTACTGTTGATTATGTTGGTACATATACAGGTCCTGCAAACTTCATTAAAACTTATGTAGGTGAAGCTTCGTATATATCAATTAAAAATTATACAAAGGGTTATGGAGCTGATTATGTTGCAACAGAAAACTTTGAAAAAGATTATACGAGGTTACTTTCATTTACCAGTTATGCATATTACGCTGGTGGTTTATATGCGAGAAGTTTTGAGTCATATACTAACTATATTAGTTTGCAAACTTACCAGGGTACAACAACATTTACAGGTACATACAGCGGTATTGCTGAAACTTCTTTTAGAGCTTCATTGTATCAAGCAATCTATACAAAAAACTGGGTTACTGATTACGTTAAGAATTACGACACGTTCTATATCAAGAATTATGTAAAGGATTACGTAACACTTTATAACACTGATTATGAAAAAAATTACGATACTATTTACACCAAGAATTGGTTGAAGAATTATGTGAAAACATACACCAAGAATTGGTTAAAAGATTACGTAACTGATTATGAAAAGAGGTGGGAAAAGGATTACGTAAAGACTTATACGAAGATTTGGGAAAAGAATTATGAAACAGATTATGACAAAAACTATGTAAAGACCTATACGAAGATTTGGGAAAAGAATTATGTAACAGATTATAATAAAAATTATGTTAAGAATTACGATACAATCTACACTAAAAATTGGGTAAAGAATTACGATACAATTTACACAAAGAATTGGTTAAAAGAATATGCAACTGACTATGATAAAGATTATGTAAAAACATATACAAAAGATTGGGTAACTGATTATGATAAAGATTACGTAACTGATTATGAAAAGACTTGGGTAAAGAATTACGATACTATCTATACCAAAAACTATGTAAAGACATATGATAAAGAGTATCAACAAGAGTATGGTGGCCCTCAATACTACGGTGGTTACTCTAGAATTTGGTTAACACATTATGCTAAAACTTGGGAAAAAGATTATGTTAAGACTTACACCAAGAATTGGGTCAAGACATATGATAAAGATTACGTAACCGACTATGACAAGAACTATGTAAAGAATTATGATACTCTTTATACCAAGAACTGGGTCAAGTCATATGATAAAGATTACGTAGCTGATTATGTTAAGATATGGACCAAGATTTGGACGAAGAATTACCTAAAAAATTACCAGGGTGTGATTTTCTTTGGTGGATTTCAAAACTTTACACAGTATACAAAAGATTGGGTAACTGATTATGATAAAAATTACGATAAAATCTATACCAAGAACTGGGTCAAGTCATATGATAAAGATTACGTAACCGACTATGACAAAACATGGGAGAAGGACTATGTTAAGACTTACACCAAGAATTGGGTCAAGTCATATGATAAAGATTACGTAACCGACTATGACAAGAACTATGTAAAGAATTACGATACAATTTACGAAAAACATTGGGAAACCAATTGGGCAAAACTATGGGTCAAGTCATATGATAAAGATTACGTAACCGACTATGACAAAACATGGGAAAAAGATTACGTTACGATTTATACAAAGAATTGGGTCAAGACGTATACCAAGAATTGGGTAACTGATTATGAAAAGAATTATGTTAAGACCTACACTAAGATTTGGGTCAAAGATTACGTAACTGATTACGATAAGACTTGGGAAAAAGATTACGTAACCGACTACGACAAAACATGGGAAAAAGATTACGTTAAAACCTATACTAAAGACTGGGTCAAAACGTATGAAACTGACTATAATAAAGACTATGTAAAAACGTATACAAAGATATGGGTAAAAACATATGAAACTGATTATGATAAAAATTACGTAAAGAATTACGATACCATTTACACCAAGAACTGGGTTAAAGACTACGTCACTGATTATGATAAAGATTATGTGAAGGATTATGTAACAGACTATGAAAAGACATGGGTCAAACTTTATAATAAAGATTGGGAGAAGAATTGGTTAAAGGACTATCTCAAGGCTTATGAGAAGAGATGGGAAAAAACATATACAAAGGATTGGATAACTAACTACGAAGCAATTCGTATGATTAGATTAAAAAATTACCAGCTAAGACTGACATACGAAGGCTCAAATTCTGGTGAATATATTGCAAACTGGTCTGGTACAGCACAGTACGAAAGACTCTGGGGACAAACGTTTGTAGGTGAATACACAGCAGAATATAATAAAGATTATGACAGGGCATGGAGTAAAAACTATGTTAAATTGTACGAAGGTGATTACGTAAAAACATATTCAAAAACATATACAAAGACATATGAAAAGGCTTGGGTAAAGAATTGGGATAAGGTATACTCTAGTACGTGGGAGACCGACTACGTAAAAGATTATATTCAAACTTGGACTAAGATATACAGTAAAGTTTACGTAAAAGGATATGAAGGACCACTATTTTATGATAGTTACGTAAGTAGTCATTTTGGTACCCAATTCTTAAAGAACTGGCAAAAGAACTATGACGCTGATTATGAAGGTAATAAGTTCCCAACATTCACTAACAGATTCTTAACTCAATATAATGAACTTTACACCAAATCATGGTCTCAAGATAACAACTACCAGAACTATACGAAGAGTTGGATTAAAGACTACGAGGCGTCATATGTTGGTCTATTTTATGGTGGCTATCAAAGTGACACAAGTGCATATTCTGTATATAATAAAGAGTATGTAAAGGATTATTCCAAGGATTGGTTACAAATCTGGCAGAAGACATACAATAAAGTATGGGAAGGTAATTACACAAAATCATATGATGCAACATATAATAAAATTTACAATAAAGACTACATTGCTGATTACTTAAAATTGTATGTTGGTAACTATAATAAAGAATACAACAAATTATGGACTAAGATCTACACTAAAACTTATGATAAAGTTTGGGTTGGAACATATTCACCAGCTACAGTATACGAAGCAGCATATGAAGGTTCGACAAACTATTCTGGTGAAGTAGCATACTCAAAAACCTACTCTGGTACATTCCATGCTTCATATCAACCAAGTTATATTGGTGAGAATCAGTTCCCACAACAGTTTAGAGGTGAACTAAAATCAATTGTTCCTTATATGGGTACTACTGCATACAGTGGTCCTACAACAGGTAATATCCAGGAAGCAGCTACCGGTAACAATGCAGTTCATATGCACGTCAAGTCTGACGACCAGTGGAAAGAATTGCAAGCGTTGTTTGTAAAGAAAGATGATGAATGGAAGCAAGTTAAATATTTAAGTGTCAATCAAGATGGTAACTGGAAGACAACATTTATTGGATATGAGCCAACTGATATTGTTTTGGATAGTGGTGCTCAGCTTGT